AGAACGCTACTTCGCGGCGGGCGTGACGGGCAAACAGCACGAGCCGCCAAAGGTGATACGGTATGCCTGAGACTGCAAACGCGCTGGTCCGGCTGTCATTCCTGCAATGGCACCGGGAACAACAGGACATCCGCCAGCAGAAGTACCGCATGTTTCGCGAGTACTACGACGGCCAGCACGACACACAACTGACCGAGCGGCAGCGACGCTACCTGCAGATCAAGAGCGGGCAGGAGTTCAATCTCAACTACTGCCCCATCGTCGTTGACGCATTGGCGGAGCGGTTGCAGGTGACTGGATTCGATGTTGCTCACGACATGACGGCGGAGATGCTGTGGGGGTGGTGGCAGTCCAATCGCTGCGACGCGCTGCAATCAGTGGCGCATCTCGCAGCAGTACGGGACGGTGACACCTACGTTCTGGTCGAATGGGACAACGACGCTGGGCGCCCTGCAATGTCATTCGAACCAGCATATGACGGCAGTGAGGGTATGTACATTGTGTACACCGACGAGAACCGGTCGTCCCCATATTGCGCTGTCAAGCGCTGGCGCGTCGAGGCTGGGCGCGAGGTTGGGCGTGTGCGGCGGGCGAACGTTTATTATCCAGACCGCATCGAGAAGTACATCTCGGACGATGCTGAGTTTGACGGAGGCTGGCGTGAATACGTTGATGACGGGGGCGCGTGGCCTATTCCGTGGGTTGACAGCAGCGGGCAGCCGCTGGGCGTCCCTGTGGCTCACCTCCGAAACAAAGAGCAGGGCTACAGCTACGGGCAATCCGAGATTGAGGACGTGGTGCCAGTGCAGAACGCTCTCAACAAGGCGATGATCGACTTGCTGGCCGCCGCCGACACAACAGCATTCCGCATCTACTGGATGCTCGGAGACGATCCGTCTGGATTAGAGCTGGCACCTGGATCGTGGGTGTCAAGTTCACAGCCGCCATCCGAGGTCAGCGCAGGCTTCTGGGCGGGTGAGGATTTGGCACCGCTGATTGCGCTCAAAGACAGTGTAGCTATGGAGATTGCACGTATCACGCGCACGCCATTGAGCTACTTCCAGATCAGTGGACAGCGGGCGGCAGAAGGGACGCTTAAGCAAGAAGAGAGCGGACTGGTTGCGCGTGCGCTTAATCGCCAGGTCACGTTTGGCAACGCCTGGGAAGACGCCATGATGATGGCGCGGCGGTTGCACAATGCCTTCAGTAACGAGGTCTCGCTGCCAGAGGATGAGACAATCTCGACCATTTGGAAGTCTCCGGAGACACGCAATGAGAAGGCAGACGCCGAGACAGCGGCGATCAAGGCCAGTGTTGGCGTGCCACAAGCGACGCTATGGCAGGAGCTGGGCTACAGCGCAGAGGACATCGAGCGGATGCTGGCAGAGGCCGACGCTGAGAAGGCGCGGTCAATGAACAGCCTGGCGTCTGCAATGATGGAGCAACAGCGACGGTTTGATCGGGGTGACGTGAATGAGTGACCCAGCCGTCGTGACTGCGCTGCGCGAATTCAAGCGCCAACTGCTACGCCGTGAGGCGGGGCAGATGCAGTTAATGGCGCGGCGCTGGCTGGATGTCGAAAAGGCGCTCAAATCCGAGATAGATCGCGTGGCTCAGTTGGTTGCTGATGACGTTGCACGTTTTGGCGCTGACGTGGTCTACGGTCAAACAGGTGGCATTGTGTTTGGGCACGCCAGACAGTTGGAGCGATTGCAACGGCTGGCATTGCAGGCGCAAGAGGAGTTCAACCGATACATCGTGTGGGGCAACGGGAAAATGCTGGGATGGCAGCGGGAAATGGCCGAGTTTGGCATACAACACGCGCAGACTGCCATTGATCTGGCAATGATAGGCAATCAAATTGACTTTGCACGCCTGCCAGTGTCGGCAGTCGAGAACATGATTGGGCTGGCTGGAAACGGAATGCCTGTAGGCGACCTGCTATTCAACCGGATGGTCAGAGACGAACTTGGCAACCCGCTCCCTGGCGTGTTGGAGCGATTGCAGCAGACGCTGATTGACGCTGCTGCGCAGGGATGGAATCCACGCAAGACGGCGCGAATGATGCGTAACGACCTGGCCGGCGGGTTACAGAAGGCCATGACGATTGCGCGAACCGAGCAACTGCGGGTATACCGTGAGGCGAACCGGACGCAGTATCAGGCATCTGGTATCGTCATTGGGCACAAGCGGCTCACGGCTCACGATCGCCGCGTGTGTGCTGCGTGCCTCGCGGATGAAGGCACAGTGTATCCGATTGACGTGAACATACCGGACCATCCGAACGGACGGTGCACATCAGTGCCAGTGGTGCGCGGGCAGGAGGAACCGACGTGGCTTGGTGGTGAGGATTGGCTGGCACAACAGCCGGAGGACATCCAGCGAGACATCCTCGGGCCTGGGCATTATGACGCGTGGACTGGCGGTGTGCCATTGCGCGACATGATGCAGCGGACCTCGCATCCGGTGTGGGGCGATGGGTTGGGCGTGGTGCCGGTGAAGGGGTTGGCAGTGTGACACAACGAATGCTGGCAGGCGTGGATGACACGCCATCGGTGACAGGCAAATACGCAATCTGCCACGTGTGCGGGATGCAGTGGCAGGTGCGAAGTCCGCACGACGACGATGCCAGGGGGTGCCCGTTCTGCGGTGCTCCTGAGCGTGCCGTCAGTGTGCATAGCGAGAAGCCGTCCGGTTATGGGCGGCGAACCAGATAACAGGGCGGGATGCCCAGAGAGGAAGGCGAGATGCCAGACGAACAGAGCACCACAACAGAGGAACCGGAAGCGCCGCAGGGCTTCGAGGAATGGCTCACGGCGCAAACGGACGATGTAAAGGCGCTGTACAGCGCCCACGTCACAGGTCTGAAGACAGCGCTCAATAGCGAGAGGCAGAAGGCGCGTGAATTGGACCAAGCGAAAAAGCGGATGGCTGAGCTGGAGGAGGCTGAGCGTCAACGCCAGGAGGCCGAGATGGGCGAACTGGAAAAGGCGCAACAGAAAGCCGCCAAGCTAGAGGCAGACCTTGCTCAGGCCAGACAGCAGGCGCAGGACACACTGATCCGCGCTGCGTTCGTGGCAGAGGCCGCCAAAGCCGGAGCGACATATCCGGAGGATGTGTACGCACTTGCAGACAAGGCAGGCATCAGCGTTGACGATGGCAGGGTAGAAGGGGTAGCTGATGCGGTTACGGCATTGGTGGAAGCGGGACGCATCCCCATAGCTGGTAAACGCACAGCGCCAGGGCTAGATGGCGGCGCAGGGGGTGGAGCAAGGGCGACCGAGAAGGGCATCGAACTCACCCCTGAGCAGATCGAGATGGCCAAGAAGCTCGGCATACCGCAAGACGAATACAAGAAACGGTTAAAGACCGCCGCATAATGCGGGGAGGGAAGACGAATGGCTTCAAGAGGATTTGAATTTGCGTTCAACATCGATGGCAGCACCAGCACGCCGCTGATTAAGGACTGGCCGATGGTTGCTGATGCGTCGGGGTACATGGCTGGTGATGCGCTGGTCATCGACAGCAACGGACGGCTCGACAAGGTGACATCGTCCAGCGCTGAGGTGACCGCTATCTGCCAGGAGAGCGAGACAAGCGCCGTCAGTAATGACGATGAGTTGAAAGTGGCAATCGTGACACGCGGTCAGGTGTGGAAGTGCTCTATGGATGCCGCTACAACCGCGTTCAAGGCCGCGTACACCAAAAACATTGACTTCGTGGACGAAAACACGATTGACGCAGACGGCTCTGGCACTGGCGCGATGGCGTTGTATGACACCGGCACCGACGATGAGGGCAATGTCCTGGCATACGTGGTGTTCTTGGACACCTCGTTCGGCAACACGTAGGCCGGACGGCTATAGGAGGAGATGACAAATGGCTATAAGTGAACAGTGGGCCTATCTGTTGGAACCAGGGCTGCGAACGATCTTCGAGATGCAGGCTGAGGCGCTTGCCGCACAGTCGCGCATCCCGCTGCTGTTCAATGTCACAACCAGCAACAAGGCGCAGGAGTTTGACCTGGGTGTCGGCGGCTTCGCGGACTTCAATGAGTTTGAGGGACGCATCGAGTACGATGACCATGACCAGGGATACCGCACCACCTACACCCACAAGGAATACGTGAAGGGGTTCAAGGTCGAGCGCAAACTCGTAGACGATGATCTATACAACATCATCAATGAGCGGCCCCGTGGTCTGGCGCTGTCGGCTACCCGCACGATGGAGAAGCACGCGGCAAGCGTGTTCAACAACGCATTCAGTTCCAGCTACACCGGCGGCGACAGTGTTGCGCTGTGCTCCGCTTCGCACCCGTACAGCCCAGAGAATGCCACGGTACAGAGCAACACCGGCACATCAGCGCTGTCCTATGATGCGATCATCGCCACCAAGAAACTGATGCGCAGCTACACTGATGACCGCGGCGAGCTGGTCCCCATCAACCCAGACACGCTGCTGATCCCGCCGGAGCTTGAGGACCAGGCCTTCGAGATCATGAAGGCATCTGGGAAGCCAGGCACAGCGGACAATGATGCCAACTACGCAGCCACCACCATCAGCCGGACGATCGTCTGGGATTACATGACGGACGCCAATAACTGGTTCCTGATCGACAGCCAGCTTGCACGGCTGCGACTGAACTGGTTCAACCGCGTGCCGCTAGACTTCAAGATGGACCCGACCTCTGACTTCACGCTGGAGGCGAGGTTCCGTGCGTACATGCGCTACAGCTACGGCTGGTCCGATTGGCGGTGGGTGTACGGGCATAACGTGACATAGGAGGGATGACATGACAACCGTGAGCGATGGATTGTTCCAATACGGTGGCAGCCCCGTCGGGCTGGACATCCCGCCTGGCGGCGACGTGTACTGGGTAGACCCGGCCAACGGCAGCGACAGCAACACCGGCACGTCGTTTGACCACGCGCTGAGCACCATCTCAGCGGCAGAGGCCAAATGCACGGCCAACCAGAATGACGTTGTTCTGTACGTCGCTGGATCGAGCGGCACTAACCTGACCGCGGCTCTGACCTGGGACAAGAGCTACACGCACTTGATCGGGCTGAGCGCGCCAACGATGGTTGGCAACCGCGCGCGTATCTTCCAGACATCGACGTTGACCGGCGCGTCTCCGCTCATCAACATCACAGCCAGTGGTTGCATCTTCAAGAACCTGTACATCTTCCAGGGGGTAGATGACGCTACATCCCTGGTCAACGTGCAGGTGACTGGGAGCCGCAATTACTTCGAGAATGTGCACTTCGCCGGAGGCGGGCACGCGACACAGGCCATTGACGGGGGCGCAAGCCTCAAGATCAACGGCGGGTCCGAGAACACCTTCAACAACTGCGTGATCGGTGTAGACACTATCGCTGCCGCCACAGGGATGGCTGGCGTGGTGTTTGACGGAGCAGCGGCCAGGAACGTCTTCCGTGGCTGCTACTTCACCATGTACGCTGGGCACGCTGGAGCAAAATTCGTCGAAATTGCAGACAGTGCTGGATTTGACCGCTACATCATCTTCGACAACTGCCTGTTCATCAACGACGCAACTGGTTACACAATGACCGAGGCAATCACTGTCCCAGCAGGGATGGGGAGCGCCACGCACCGGATCATCCTCAAAGACTCCTACGCTTTGGGCGTTGGTGACATCGAGGACAACGACCGTGGCATCGTGTACCTGGCACAGGGCGCAATCACCGGAGGGGGCAATTCCGGTTTGATGCAGGTATCCGCTACCACCTAGACGTAAGGATGGGGTGGGTGGGCAACTGCCCACCCCGTAGAAGGAGTGAGATATGGGCTACATAGCGAAAAAGCCGCTGATGAGCCTGGACACAGGTGAACACTGGAGCGCTGGAAGCCGGTTGAGCGACAACGCAATGCCGCAGGCGCGTATTGATGCGCTGCTGGCAGAGGGCGCAATCGAGCGCGTGGTAGAGACCGAACCGGAGCCGAAACCTGTACAGGCGAAGCGGAAGGCGCGGGAGGTGCCAGATGCGAAAAGCTAGACTGCTGATCGCCTTGGCGCTAGGGGTAGCGGCGCTGGTTGTTGCAATGGTCAGCCTCCCGCAAACGATGATGATAGAGGCGAATGCCGCTGGTGTTGACCGCAATCCGAAGGCCGTGACGCTGCTGCCAGCAACCAGCCTGAGCAGCGGGACATCTGCTGTTACCGGCTCCTGGACGTATGACATGCAGAACTATGACACAGCCACGATCCTGCTGCAGGTGACCGGCAAGTCAATGGCGACAACCGAGACCGTTGACATATACCTGCAGTATTCGCCAGACTATGGCAGCACCGTAGATGACATCGTGCACTTCACCCAGGTGATAAGCACAGCGGTGAATACTGGTACATACGTAGTCTACCTGCACCACGGGGCGGCTGGCGTAGCAGACAGGGCGACCGATGACGCAGATGGCACGCTGGCAGCGAACAGCATTAGGAACATCAGTTGGGGCGACCGTATGCGTATCAAGGCGGCATCGGCAAACTTCGGTACCGGAGACAGCCTCACGTTCCTGGTGAAAGGATACTTCCAGTAATGGCTATCACATACATCGGCGACCTGAGCACAAGCCTGGACAAGGTGCGGTTCTACATTCAGGACACCGTAGACGGAGCGGGCCCAAAGCCGTCGGATGCCAACTTCACAGATGACGAAATAGACGCGCTGGTCACAACCGAGGGATCGTGGCAGCGAGCGGTCGCGGCGGCGTTCGAGACACTGGCGGCGGCGTGGCGGAGGTATCCTAACTTCAGCGCCGATGGCGTGACGCTGAGCCGGTCCGACATCGCAGACGGGCTCGCGTCGCAGGCGCAGGACTGGCGGAGACGGTTCGGGCGTGCAGGCGCTACAGCACGCAGCAGAAGCGTCACCCGCGTGGATGGCTACAGCGATGACGTGAGCAACACGGAGGACTGATGGGCTTGAGCACGCTTGACCTAACCCAGATGCGAGACGACTTTGCAGACCTGTTCAACGACACCTGCAAGGTGCTGACCTACTCAGCCGCCGCCAACAGCTATGGCGAGATGGTAGCCAGCTACACCGCTGGCAGCGCCATATCGTGTGGCTTGCAGATGGGCGGCAGCGCAGAACGCAGGCGCAGTGACAGCACTCTCACCGCTATAGACGCGACACTGCGAGTGCCAATCGGCACCGTGGTCACGGTCGAGGACAGGGTGCAGGTTACACACAGGCACGGATCGGCATTGTCTCCGGCGCTCACGTTCGAGGTGGCCAGCTATCCACGACGCGGGCCTTCTGGGCTTGTGCTAGAGCTGAGGGCGGTAGACTGATGTCGGTAAACATCGAGGTGAGGGGGCTGGACAAGCTGCTTCGGCGGCTGGATCGGATCGAGCAGATGCCGCGGACCACAGCGATGAACAGGGCACTAACCGCGGGGGCGTATGTGGTCGAGACGAACGCAAAGCTGCTCATCAACACCGGCACGAAGTCTGGCAACGCCTACATCAGGGGCGGTAAGACGCACGTGGCATCTGCACCAGGGGAAGCGCCAGCGACAGACACGGGGATGCTGGTCAACAGCATCAGCACGTACTCGCCACTTGGAGCAATGAACACCGTGGTTGTAGGTGCGACTGCTGAATATGCGGTGTATCTGGAGTTTGGCACCTCACGGATGGAGGCAAGGCCGTTCATGCGACCGGCGCTACAGGACAATCTCGATAACGTAGTCAAGGCAATCAAGAACGAGCTGAGCAGGGCGCTGATGGAGTACGGCATATGAACGTTGACGAAAGTCTGTACAAACGTCTTAGCACATATGCCAGCTTGATCGCATTAACTGGCACGCGCATATATCCGATGCGACTGCCACAAGAGCCGACACTGCCTGCTGTGACGTACCAGATGATCGGTGGCACGCCAGTTGCAGAGATGTCAGGGGCGGCAGCGGCAAGCGTGCGATCATACCAGATAACAGCGTGGGGAGAGACGTACACGAGCGCTAAGTCCGTAGAGGCGCAGATCGTAGCGTCCCTTGATGGGTTCACCGGCAGGCTTGGCGGCGTCGGCGGGGTGCAGGCGTTTGTCGGGCAATCGAGTGAGGGCCGTGACCTAATCGATCCAGAGACAGGATGGGCATACATACCGATGGACTTCGAGGTATTCTACCAGAGATGACCGATCCAGACCTGACCCTGCTGAGAACAAAGCACAAGCGGCTCAATGTCGGCTGCGGACAGTATCCGCTGAACTACTTCGTCAACCTTGACGCTGATCCGAACATGCCAGCAGAGATACACGAGATCGTGCCGCCAATCCCGTTCGAGGATGGCAGCCTGGAGTACGTGTGGGCGTGCCACTTCCTGGAACACCTAACAAAGCCGGAGGCTGATGAGTTTATGGCAGAGGCGTGGCGGGTGTTGGAACCAGGGGGGCGGCTGGGCATCGTGGTCCCAGACACCCGCGAGATTATGACGCGATGGCTGGCGAGCACGATAGACGCCGTCGAATACCCTACGGGGGTATGGCATAACGTCAACGACCTGGACGAGGTGTGTTCGATGTTCCTGTACTCTGACGTGCAGGACAGCCAACACCAGTGGGCGTACGACAGGGACACGCTGGCACGGATGTTCGTGGCGGCTGGGTTTGAGCAGTTGCAAGAGATTGACAGGTACCGATATGAACTAATCGCGCAGGGCGCGTGGTATCAGGTCGGGGTTGAGGGGGTGAAACGTGCGTAGAGACGGCAGACAGCAAATGGTGTCGGACGGCCCGGAGTGGCACGCGTGGCTCGTGCGCGCGGGGATACTACGGGGCGACGAGCGGGTGCGCAGGGTTGTTATCGACATCGCGGTCGGTGAGCCTGTGCAGATATATGTCGAGAAGTACGGCACGGATAGGCACATATCGGTAAGTCCACCGTCGCCAGTTGGGGTGACGGTGATAATGAGCGGAGAGGGCGAGGGGTGAAATGGCGACATGCGCGAGGTGTAACCGAGTGCTGCTAGATGAACACGTCAAACAGTACGGGCCACTGTGCCCGGAATGCAAAGCGGCTGTAGAAGCGGAAAAGCCCAAGACGAAAGAGACGGCGGATGAAGATACTCCTAGTTCACCCCGGCGCTAGTTGGTCTGTTGCGGATGTCTGGCGTGGCTATGACAAGGCGCTGCGAAAAGCAGGGCACGAGATCATCAGCTACGCACTGGACGGACGTATAGCAGCGGCGGGGGGCTGGCTGAACTACTGCTGGCGCAAAGCAGGCAAGCCAGACCCAAAGCCACAGCCGCCAGACATCATCTATGCTGCCAGCCAGTTCATCCTGGAGCGAGCGCTGCGGCATCGAGTGGACTGGGTGCTGCTGGTGTCTGCAATGTACGTGCATCCAGATGCCATCGTGCTGATGCGACGGGCTGGGCTGCGGGTTGCTGTGATGTTCACGGAATCCCCATACGACATGGATGGGGAGCTGCGCGTTGCTGGATTAGTCGATGCAGTGTTCACCAACGAGAGATCGGCGGTTCCTGCATTCGCGAGCGCGTGCCAATCGGCGACGTACCTGCGCCACGCATACGACCCAGATGTGCACAAACCGTTTGTGCCGCCATCTGATACGCCAACACATGATGTGGTGTTCGTCGGGACTGGGTTCCAGGAACGCTGTGACCTCCTCGGCGGGGTGGACTGGGACGGCATTGACCTGGGGCTATACGGCGCGTGGCCGCTGTTGGGATCGCGCAACAAGCTGCGACGGCACATCAAGGGGGACATTGTCCCGAACGAGCAGACGGCAGCTATGTATCAGCGGGCCAGGATCGGCCTGAATATCCATAGGACCAGCATCGGGTGGGGCAAAGACGCACCACGCATCGACCACGCAGAGAGCGTCAATCCGAGGGTGATCGAGATGGCGGCGTGTGGTGTCGCCCTTCTATCAGACTGGCGAGAAGAGATGGGGGACCTATTCCCGTTTGATGTGCCGGTGTTCGAGAACTCTAAACACCTTGAGGCTCACATCAGGCACTACGTGTCGAACAGCGATGAATCAATAGAGCTGGCAAGCAATCTACATCGGGCAATACAGGGTGAGACGTTTGACGCCCGCGTGCCCACACTGATTAAGGCGCTAGAGAGCGCGCAGGAGGAGATGATAAATGGCTAGATATTCTGGAAGATCGGGGGCGGTCTACATGAGCACGGTTGGATCGGGGGTGGCCACAGCAGTGGCTGCCTTGACAAACTGGTCACTGGACATGTCCACCGATATGGTGGAGACGACAGCGTTCCAGGACAGCAATAAGCAGTACGTGGCCTGTGTGCGGGACATCAGCGGCTCACTGTCTGGCATCTGGGATGACACCAGCGATACGCTGTACGACGCTACACAAAGCAGTGACGGCGTCAAGATGTACCTGTACCCATCTACACTGGTACCGACAAAATACTGGTACGGGACCGCGTTCGTCGATATGAGCATCGACGTTGGCTTTGGCGATGCCGTCAAAGTAGGTGGCAACTTCAAGGCCGCCGGGGATTGGGGACAAATGTAGTCTGTGAAAATCGCAGGGCAAACGGGTAAGCTGACAGCCGGCGGGCGCGAGGTGGCCGAACTAGGCGCCTACGCCCTCGTCAAGCAGGAAGACGCGGCGTGGGCAATAGACGCCAGTGTTATCTGCTACAACTCGTACTGGCTTGAGCACGCGCCTGAGTTATGGCTGCGCGTGGACGTCGGGCAAGAGGAATGGCTGTGGCGCGAGTGCACGCCAACCATTGACGGCGGTCGGCTGTCAGCTACCGTAACCGGAGAACCGGAGAAAGTGAGACGTAATGGGAAGATCGAGGTTCGTGACGCCGAATATCGCAAGGTTGGAACTGTCAGACGATGACTGGATAGAGGTTAAGGAGCGCCTTACCTACGGCGAACAACAGCGGCTGAACTCTGCAGGGCTGCGTTATCGAGAGAAGACGGAAGATGGCGTCGTGCTGGATATGGAACGGCTCAGTGTCACTAGGCTGGCGACGTGGATCGTCGATTGGTCGTTTGACGATGCCGATGGTAAGCGAGTTGGGGTTAGCGAAGACGCAATCTGGGCACTGGACCCTGAGACAGCGAGAGAGATCGACGCTGCGCTATCGGCTCATATCGCGGGGCAAGAATCAAAAAACCAGAGAGCGCCCACAAAGAGCGGGCGCAGTCAGAAGTCGCAATAATGCGATGGATGGGGTGGTCATACGAGGACCTAATGGCCTGCCCACAGGAACACATCAGCGTGATTGTCGATCTGATGACGCGGAGGGACGATGCCAGTAACAGCGGGTGAACTGCAAATCCTCCTCACGGCCAAAAACCAGGCGTCTGCGGCGGTGAAGCAGGTCAAAGGCGACCTGGACAACCTGGGGCATAGCACTGGTACAGCAACCACGCAGCTGGGTGGGCTGAACAAGGCACTGGGTGCGCTCGCTGGGGGCGCCGCGGCTGTTGGCGCGTTGAACATGCTGCGCCAGTTTGCAGCGGACAGTTACAAGGCAGGGCTGGCTGCTGACCGGCTAGGCGTTGCCACCGAGACGCTCTCGCGGCGCATAGGGTCCTCCGGCAATGCAATGGTAGCAGCAATCCAAGAAGCCTCCAACTACACCATTGACCAGTATTCCGCAATGTCAGCGGCCAACAAAGCCATGATGTTCGGCATCGTCGACAGCCAGGCAGAGATGGAGGATCTGACACACATCGCCATCACGCTTGGCTCCGCGATGGGGCAGGACGCATCCAAATCCGTGGATGACCTGACCACAGCGCTGGGGCGTAACAGCTATCTAATCCTGGACAACCTCGGTATCACCCTGAAGCAGACAGAAGCGGAAGCCAAATATGCCGAGATGCTTGGGAAGAGCGTAGGCGCACTGACTGAGGAGGAGAAGGCGCAGGCATTCCGCGCCGCCGCGCTTGAGAAGGGGCGCGAGGTTGCCGAGTCCCTTGGTGACGTTACAGACACGCAAGCGGCAAAAGTAGAATCTCTGAGCGCAGCGTGGGCCGATTTCCAAGTTGGGTTTGGGGAGACACTTGTCCAGATGGATGAGGGCATCGGCATCACAGACTGGCTGTCTGCATCGCTGAGGAATGATGCAGAGCGCGCGCAGGAAGCTGCAGACGGGTGGGGCAAATTCTTCGAGGCTATCAGGGCGTGGCGAGAGGACGTGCCGCAATTCCGGCAGGAGCTGACAGAGACATCAATTGCGGCGGCGGCTACAAGCCCGCACATTGAAGACCTCGTTGCAGCCATCGAAGAAGCGCCGGGGAGCATTGATGACGTGCAGCGTGCGCTTGTCGCACAGACAAGCAGCCTGGACGAATACAACGAGCTATTGGTCAGGCTAAACGATGCGGCGCTTGGCCCCCTCGGGGCGCAGCTATCGATTACAGCAGACGAGTTCGATAACCTGACATTGCAGGTTGCGAACGCACGACTAGAGACCAGCCAATTCGCCCAAGACCTGAACGCGGCATACGGCAGCATCTACACCTACAAGTCAGAGGTCACAGAGGCAGAGCAAGCCACGCGCGACTGGCGGTTGGCGGCTGGGGAACTGTCACGTACCTATGGCGGTAGGGGCATCGTACCTCCGGAAGCCGTTGACACCATCGAAGACGCTGAACAGGCGGAGCGCGATCTAGCGGACGCAATAGAGGACCACGAACGCGCAATCAGAGACCTGCTGGGAACCCAGGCCGATTATCTTCTTGGGCTACAGGACCTCAGCGATGCAGGGACTACAAGCGCACAGGATTATGCCGCCAGTCAGCAGAGCATAGTTACTGCTGCGGGGGAACAACGCAAGACGGCGGAAGAGCAGCTCACGGCAGACCTGGAACGATTGGCAGAGGAACGTGCAGAGAAGCTCCACTGGGTTGAGACCGGCGGAATGGCAAAAGGCGCCGCCCAGACCGAACAGGATTACCAATACTGGGCCAGTATATACGATGACAAAGAGCAGGCGCTCCGCGACGCCTATGATGCAGAGATCGCCGCCATTGGAGAGAAAGAGGGGGAGAAGCAAGCTGCGCTAGACGCTGCGCGGCAAGAAGACCTGCAGCGCCAACAGGAACAGCGCCAGGAATTGTTACTTGATGCAGGGCTGGGCGTCCTGGAAGCGCAGGGGATGCTTGAGCAGTTTACCGGCGTTGCGGGAGCATCTGCATCTCAGGTCGCAGACATGATCCGTGCCGGCATCATCCCGATGGGAGGGGAGCTGCAGGTCGCAATGGGGCAGGCGCTGAGCGGGATGACGCGCAATCAGGACGAATACACCGCCAATGCCGAAGCGAACGCCAACATCCTCGGCGCAATGGCTGACGGCGAATACGCAGCGCTCGAACAGAAGGCGCAGGACATCGGCGTTGCGGGCCTGAACATGGCAAGCAGCGTCACGCGCGGGCTAGAGGATGTGCAGCGGGAGGCGCAGGACACCGAACGCGGCGGAATTGCAGACCTGAACGAGACGCTGTTGGGGCTGCCCACAGCGATGGTTGAGGCATTCGAGGAGAGCGCCGCTACAGTCGCGGACCTGTCTGGGAATGCCGATACCGTTGTTGAAGACTTCGCTGTAATGGCGGAGGACATCAAGGAGATCGTCGAGGGCATCGACTGGGACGATCTTGGCACAGCCATCACTGACGGCATTGCCGAGGGCATCAGAGATGGGGAAGAGAACGCGACAGGAGCAATCCGTGAGGTGATACGGGCGATCCTGGAAGCGGCGAAGAAAGAGGCCGGCGTTGAGTCCCCGTCAACTCTATTCCGCGACGATCTTGGCATCCCGATTGCACAGGGCATGTTGCAGGGCATCTCGCAGATTGCGCCGTACGACAGCAAGAAGGTCTGGGACGATGTCATCAGACAGAACATGGCGGACGCATACACATCACTCAACAACGCGCCGCGATTCAGCAAGAAAATCTCCTCGAACGCGAAATGGTTGGATTTCGTTGATGCTATGGGATATAAGAAATATTGGGATCAGGCGTGGAACAACCTTGTTCCCGATATGGATATCGACACGAAAATGGCGGATGTCTACCACGCGATCTTGGAGGAAACGGCGAGGGTTGCGCCAGCCTCGTGGTCAGGCATTTACAAGGCAGCCACGGCCTACATGTGGGGAACCATTGATACCCAAATTGCGGACATTGCTGATTTGACGTTGGCGCAGTATACGGGGATGGAAGACGCACGGATGGCGGCAACATGGGACACCGCTGGCACCTTCAGCGCCATCGGGAGCGCGGCAAGCACACGATACACCCAGAGCGTTATCACGCCGCTACGAGATGAGTTGGCGTCACTGCAAGATCAGTTGGCTGAGATGGACTACGCCTTCAGCGACCAGTTCTCTGTCATCGGTATGCTGGCTGGCGTCGGGCAGACGGCAAGCACGCAGTACCAGGCAACAGTTATCGACCCGATGCAAGAACGCCTCACACTGCTGAATGAGCAACTTGCCACAATGCGCCAGCAGGGGACCACGTTGGAGGCGGAGGCCGAGGTCAAGGCCGAGATCGCACAGTTGGAAGCTGACATCGAAGCCAGCACAGCGAGACAGGCCGCTATTGCTGAGCAGCAGAGGAACCTGGACTACCTGCAGCAACAAGCCAGCCTACTGCAGATGATTAACGATAACGGGCTGGACGCCGCCAGCATCCTGGGCGACTTGCAGCTTGGGCTAGATGCAGACGCGGGGCAACTGATGGAAGCAATGGCCGCCGCAATGCAGCAGATGCTATTGAGCGCAGATGCAGACCTGACCACGCTGCAACAGTCAGGCGGCGTACTGGAAGACCGGCTCACGCTCACACAGCAAATCGCAGCCGTCGAAGCAGAGATCACCGCAAACCTAGAGCGCCAGGACGCACTGACGCAGCAGCAGCAGGACTTGGCATACCTACAGCAGCAGGCAAGCCTACTTGAGATGGTCCGAGACTACGGGCTGGATGCCAACGCCATCCTCGGGGGACTGGCGCTTGGCATCGACGCGGATGCCGGAGCGCTTATGGACGCAATGACAAATGCGCTTGAGCAGATGGTCCTGGCGGCGGAGGCGCAGTTGGGCATCGCGTCTCCGTCAAAACGGTTCGCTGAGATTGGCAAACAAATGATGGCAGGGATGGCACAGGGCATCGACAGCGCAGCGGTGCAGCCAACGATGGCGGCACAGGCGGCGGCTGGCAGCGTCACAAACAACACCTGGAACCTAACAGCACAATACCAGTATCAGCGCCCAGGGACACTGGCGCAGGATATCAAGCTACTGCAGATGATCTCTGCAAGGGGATAGCGTATGCAGGCAGTGGACGTATACAAGAACGGCACATGGTACAGCATCTCAGACGGCACCTACTCCACACTGATGGCGTATGACGGGCTGGGGATGGCGCCAGACCACGACATCTCAGACCGTGGCCCGATGCAGCACGGAGAGACATACATCGGGCACAGGCTCGACCCGCGAGTGTTCAGCCTGGTGCTGGGGATCAAGGGCACGTCTGCATCAGACCTGGAGACAAAGCGGCTGGCAGTGATGAACCTGTTCAAGCCGCGGTCTGGGCTGATATCAGTCCGCTTCCTGACAGACGCAGGCAGCTACCGGTCAATTGACTGCCATTTTGCAGGGGGGATGGAGCTGGGACGTGCGGCAGCAGACCCGACATTCATCAAGGCGGGCATTACGCTCAAAGCGTACGACCCCACATTTTACGATCCAGCAGTGTCAGTAACCGATTTCAGCATGGGCGGTGGTGCTGGCACATTCGCGGTCCCAACGCCAGTCCCTACGAGCGTCGGTGCGTCAACCATCGACCAGGATGTCACCATCACCAATGGCGGAAGCTGGGCTGCATATCCAATCATCAGGATCACCGGGCCGATAACGGATTGTGTCATCACCAACAACTCGACCAGCGAGGACCTGGACTTCACTGGCACCACCATAGCGACCGGACACTACTATGACATCGACTGCCGCTATGGATACAAGACAGTCGAATACGACGATGGCACAAACAAGATCGCAGACCTGGTCAGCACATCAGACCTATCCACGTTCCACTTCGCGGCTGACCCAGAAGTTAACGGCGGGGTAAATGCCATCAACGCCACCGGCACCTCAGCCAACGAAAACACGAAAATAGAGGCATCGTTCTACCGGCGTTATGTCGGGATATAGGAGGCATTATGGCATCACCAACTGAGAATAGCTGGCTGTGGACCACAGAGACAAGCGGCGACGGCACGAGCACCTACACGCAGTCTGATTGGTCGAACATTGCTCGCGTGTTTGGCGCGTGCCACGGGGATGAAGGCGTCGGGGACTGGGGCAACCGCTACGACGCCACCGGCAGCACCGGCGGGGAGATCGTCACCATCGACACCGGCGCGGCGATTGCGGACGGCAAGCCGCACATGTGCACAGTGTCTGGTGATATCAGCGTGCCAGCAGCAGTTGGCGCTGGCAACACCCGCATTGATCGCATCGTGTTGCGGGCAGCGTGGGCCTCGTACACCGTCAGGCTCACACGCATTGCAGGCACAGATGCAGCGACCCCAAGTGCACCGGCGATCACCCAGACATCCAACACCACATACGACGTGCCATTGTACCAGGTCACCGTCAACACGTCAGGCGACGTGAGCATCAGCACGGATGAACGCCAATGGGCAGCGGCGGCGCTGGCAGGTGACGGATTGGAGACCAACACCGATGGTGGCATAGCCGTCAACGTCGACGACAGCACAATCGAGATATCGAGCGACACGCTGCGGGTCAAAGACAGTGGCATCACCACCGCGAAGATCGCAGATGCCAACGTTACGCTTGCGAAGATGGCCGCCAACTCCGTCGACAGCAACCAGTACGTGGACGGCAGCATCGACAACGCGCATCTCGCCGCCAACTCCGTCGACAGCGACCAGTACGTTGATGGCAGCATCGACACCGTCCACCTGGCAAACAACGCAGTCGACGATACCAAGGTTGGGAATAGGGTGCCGCAATTTTACCGACGGCTGGGGGGCGCCTCCGGTAGCTGGATCACCGCGGGAAACACAGCATACACACCTGGCGCGGTACGAATGCAGGCGGGGAGCGTAGCGATCGCGGTGAACGGTGATGAGTTTGAGGGCAGCGGGGCGATAACATTTCCCGTGGCAT